TCATTTTAAATTTTTACCAGGTTTAGGCTTTTATGGCTTTGGATTAATACATATGATTGGTGGATTATCACGATCTGCTACATCTTCACTAAGACAATTACTAGATGCAGGTACATTAGCTAACTTACCAGCAGGATTTAAGTCACGAGGTATAAGAATTCGTGATGATAACCAACCTTTTCAACCAGGTGAGTTCAGAGATGTTGATGCACCGGGTGGAAATATTAGAGATCAGTTTCAAATTTTACCTTTCAAAGAGCCAAGTCCAACTTTATTTCAACTTTTAGGTTTTGTTGTACAAGCTGGACAACGTTTTGCATCAATTGCAGACATGCAAGTAGGTGATGGTAACCAACAAGCAGCTGTTGGAACTACAATTGCACTATTAGAACGTGGTTCGAGGGTTATGAGTGCTATTCACAAGCGTTGTTACTACGCAATGAAACAAGAATTTAGAATTTTAGCAAAAGTTTTTGCAGATTACTTACCACCAGTGTACCCGTATGCAGTTTATGGTGCAGATCGAATGGTAAAAATACAAGATTTTGATGACAGAGTAGATGTAATTCCAGTTGCAGACCCAAATATTTTCTCAATGTCACAAAGAGTGACACTTGCAAATGAAAATTTGAAGATTGCAGCCTCTGCTCCACAACTTCACAACTTAAGAGAGGCTTACAGACGAGTTTATGAAGCATTAGGCACTAGACAAATTGATAATATCTTACTTCCTGAAAAAGAACCTGTACCAGAAGACCCAGCAACAGAAAATTCTAAGGCTCTTCGTATGGAATTGTTAAAAGTTTTTCCAGATCAAGATCATAATGCACATGTTGCTGCACATGGAATATTTATTAGAAGCAGAATGGTACAAATGAATCCAATGGTCTACGCATTATTACAAGGACACATCTCAGATCACATTGCTTATCAAGCACATGGTGAAGTTGGAGCATTTTTAGTACAAGATCCTAACATGGTTCAAACGAAACAATTAGATCCAGCTGGTTATGAAGTACAATTTAATTCTATGGTTGCAAAAAGAGTTGTAGAATTAACTACACAGTTAATACAAGCTGAAGGTGGTGAACAACAAGATCCATTAATAGCATTGAAACAAAGAGAATTAGATTTAAAAGCTTTAGATATACAAAGAAGAGGTAACGAGAGTCAAATGGATATGTCAAGAAAGTCAGAAGAGTTTGATGAGAAAATGGATTTAGAAAAAATGAGATTAGAAAATCAAGAAGTGCAATCTGCACAAAGATTACAAGTTGCAAAAGAAAAAATACAAGTAGCAAGAGATAAACAAGTTACTTCCACTATACCTAAGAGATGAAGTTTAAGACGCCTGGGGTTAGGTTCGGTCCACCCCCAATAAAAGGCCCAAGTTCACAAGGTTTAAAATTAAATAGACAAAGCTTGCCAAAAAGTTTAAAACTTCGCTTAAATGGATCAAAAAAAAATAAGTTACAATCATTTAAGTAAAGAAAAAAAATTAATATATTTAGCAGGTGTATTTGAGGGGGAAGGTTCTTTTGGTTTCTGGGGTAAAGTTGGTAAAAGTAATAGATATCTTAGAGTACAAATAAGAATGTGTGACGAAGACATTGTTTTAAGATTTATAGATTATTTTAAATTAGGCTCCATAAGCACATATTTACCAAAAAATAATAAACATAGCAGAAGTTGGAAATGGACAGTTTCAGGAGATAAAGCTAAAGAGGTAATGTTGCAACTTAATCCTTTTCTTGGTATAAGAAGACAGGAGAAATTTATAGAATGTTACAAATGTTAGGCGCTGTTGCACCATTAGCTAAAATATTATTTAATACAATTGAAAAATCAGTTCCTGATAAAGATCTTCAAGAAAAATTAAAATCACAATTACAAACACAATTACTACAATCCAACACAGCAGAATTACAAGCTGCAGCTAAGATAGTTGAAGCAGAAGCTAAAGCAGGTTGGTTCTCAGCAAGTTGGAGACCTTTATTAATGTACGTATTAATTTTTATATTAATATGGAATTATGTATTAGGACCTGTTATTTTATTTTTTTTTAAAGCTTCTATAACTATTACTCTTCCAGGTGATGTTTGGACACTTCTTCAAATTGGCCTTGGGGGGTATGTCGTAGGGCGCAGTGCGGAATCAGTTGCACGAACTATGGCTAACAAACCACAACCAAAAGAACAAGAAAACGGGTAGTGAAATACCTAGTTATGTTGTTATTGCTTTCTTCGTGCAATAATGTAAATACTCCATATATAGATAGCATAACATTATTAAAAATAGAAAAAACATTTTAATATGATAGACAGATTAAAGGATCTAATAGCTAAAAACTTTTCTAATAAAAATATAGAAACTAAAAATAATATATTAATGAAAAGTAGAAAAGAAGTTGAAATCAATGGTAATGGAACTTCTGGCTATACTATTAAAGAAGGTTCTCATAAAGGAACAGTTCTAGGACACATTAAAAGAGAAAAGAAAATAATTGAATAATGAACTTTAAAGATAAAGGTCCTAATGACCTTGATAAAATAATATTTAATTTACAAAAACAAATTAAACTTTTGAAAAAGAAATTAAAAAATGGCTAAGACTATTTTAGTCACAGGAGCTGCAGGATTTCTAGGCTCACACATTTGCGAAGAACTTCTTAATAGAAAATACGAAGTCATAGGTGTAGATAGTTTATTAGGAGGAGATAAAGATAATATCCCTTTCTTAAATAATTTTTATAAATTAGATTGTGCAGATTTTAAATCAATGCTTAAAATTACACAAGGCATTGATGTATTGTTTCATTGTGCCGCGACCGCGCACGAGGGACTGTCTGTATTTTCACCTTATACAATTACACAAAATAATATTATGGCAACGGTAGGTGTTGCAACAGCCGCTATTCAAAATGGTGTTAAAAGAATTATCTATTGTTCTTCTATGGCAAGGTACGGAGATCAACAAAGTCCATTCACAGAAGATATGCCAACTAAACCAGTTGATCCTTATGGTATATCCAAAGTTGCTGGAGAAGAAATATTAAAAACGTTATGTAAGGTTCATGGTGTAGAATTAGTTATAGCTGTTCCACATAATATTATTGGACCTAAACAAAAATACAACGATCCATTTAGAAATGCAGTTTCTATTTTTATTAATCGTATGCTTCAAGGTAAACCTCCAATTATTTATGGAGATGGTATGCAGACTAGATGTTTCTCTTATGTAGATGATTGTTTAAGTTCTTTAATAAAAATGGTTGATGATCCATCAGTCGTGGGCCAAGTAATTAACATCGGGCCTGATGAAGAATTTGTAACTATTAAAGAGGTCGCTGAGACGTGTGCCAATCTTACTGGTTATAACGGAGAGTTTGAATATGTACCAGATAGACCACAAGAAGTTAAACATGCAACGTGCTCCTCGGATAAAGCAAGAAAGCTACTTGGTTATAAAACCATGACTAATACGAAGGAAGGTATTAAGAAGACATATGAATATATCAAGGAACACGGACCACGGGCCTTTGAATATCACCTAGACATAGAGATTATAAATGATAAGACTCCAAAGACCTGGACTCAAAAAAAGATATGACTTTAATCGAAATAATTAACAATAACGATTATATTATAAAACACGGAACAGATAAGGAATCAAAACACAAATATTGTAGTGCTTTTTATGAGAAAGCTTTTTTTGATTTAAAAGATAAAAAATTAAACATACTTGAAATTGGAATTCAACAGGGATCTAGTTTAGTTTTGTGGAATGAATATTTTAAAAACTCAATTGTTTACGGAATTGATAATTCGGATTTTATTAAAGATAGATTAGACACTTACCCTAGAATAAAAACAATCATACAAGATGCTTATAAAAAAGAATTAACTTTTAATCTTCCGTTGTTTGATATCATAATTGATGATGGGCCACACACTTTAGAATCACAAATTAAATTTATTAATAATTATTTTAAAAAATTAAATAAAAATGGTAAACTATTTATAGAAGATATAGATGGAAAATATAATTTAGAAGAATTAAGAAAAGAAGCGAGTAAGTTTACTTCAAAAATAACATCAATAGATTTTAGATCAAACACAAATACAGAAGATAGTTTAATGATGGTGATTGAAAATAATTTGGATATGCAATACTTAGTTAATTAAATATATGAACCATGTGTTTTGTTTTGTAAGTTCTGCAAAAACTGAAAACTATTCTAGACTTGCTTTATATTCTTTTTTTAAAGAAACTAAATTAGAGACTGGTGATATATTTGTATTTGTAAATAATGACGGAACAAATGCATTTAGAAATGATTATCCAATAGATATCTATATAAACAATAAAACTCCAAAGTCTTGGGCAGAGAACTTTAATAAAGGTTTAAGAATAGCTAAAAAATTTAAAAAACATTTTGTTGTAATAACTAATGATATTATCTTTACTAAAGATTGGTTTGAACCACTAAAACAAAAAAATGATGCTATTATTATACCCTCTTGTAATATTAACTATTTATATAACTCAACAAATTTTAACACTACTGCTTGTATGCAAATTCAAGAATATACAGGTAAGGAAAACGATTTAAGCTCGATTGTAAATTATCATAAAAGTTTATTTAAATTTACAGATCTAAAAGAAAAAATATTTATGCAAATGTATTTAGGCAGGATACCTTATGAAGTGCATAATGAGGTTGGTTATTTTGATCACACATTTTCTAACTGTGGTGGTGAAGATATGGATTATAGAATAAGATGTGCATTAAAAGGCTATAAAACTTTAATTGCAAATTATTCTTATATGTTACATTTTCATGGTAAATCTAGTTGGGACGGTGGAGAGTCTACAGAAGAAGAAAGAATTAGAAGAGAACAATACCTTAAAAAGGGTATAGAAAAATGGGGAGAAGACCTAACAGAGATATTTATTAAGGGCACTAATGCTAAAGAATGGGCCTATAAAATAGGCTTAAAACAAGAGTTTGATAATGGTGAATCTTATAATATAGTAAGAAAAATAAAAAATAATTATGCTTGATATAGGAACACTACAAACAGTCAAGAATTACATCAAAAAACGCATCGATGAAACCAAGCAAGATATGTGCTATGGTATAGACACCCTCGACAGGCTCCACTATGCTAAGGGCAAGCTCAGTGCTTTAGAAGTGCTGCTTCAGGATCTTAAAGACCTGCTAAAAAAAGAGGAGAACATCGATGACGATAATAACACCTGATAAGGAACTCATCCTTCCTAAAACTGATGATACCGAACAAGAAGGTATTAGAATCCCTACAGACCCAGAAGGTATAAAAAAATATTTAGATTGTTTACCCGATCCAGTTGGGTACCGAATGTTAGTTAGACCTTATTCTGGAAAGAGTAAGACTGATGGGGGAGTTATACTTACACAACAAGCACATGAAACTATTCAAATGACAACAGTCATTGGCTTAGTAATTAAAATGGGATCTCTTTGTTATAAAGACAAAGATAAATTCCCTGAGGGCGCGTGGTGTAAGCAAGGTATGTTTATCATGTATGGTAGATATGCTGGCTCAAGGTTCAAAACAAAATATGGCGAACACCGTATTTTAAATGATGATGAGATTATAGGTATTGTTAGGAAACCGTCAGACGTTCTTCATCTATACTAAGGAGATAAAAAAATGGTTGAAGAAACTAAAAAAGCTGATGTCGAGCTAGACTTGGATGATGTTAATGAAACAGAAATCCAACTAGACGATAAAAAAAACAAAGAAGAGATTAAAGCACCTAATTTAAATTTAGGTGAAGTTGATCTTGGATATGTTGAACACAGCAAAAAAGCAAAAGACGATAAAGTTGAGATAGAACAAATAGAGGATTCTAAAGAAGAGAAACCTAAAGTTGAAACTCAACCTAAAGTTGAAGAAAAAGAAAGCGCAGACAATCTAACAGAAATGTCTGAATCAATTCAAAAAAGAATTGATAAACTTACAAGAAAATATAGAGAAGCTGAAAGAAGAGAAAAAGCTGCTTTAGATTTTGCTAAAGGTTTGCAAAAGAAATATAGTGAGTCTGAGAAAAAATTTGATACTGCTGACGAAAATTACTTAAAAGAATTTGAAGCAAGAGTAGATGCTCAAAGAGAACAAGTAAAAAATAAGTTAAAAGCAGCTATCGAAGCTAATGATCCTAATCAGATCATGGAAGCTAACGATGAGCTTACGCAACTAGCTGTTCAAAAAGAAAAAGCTAAATTGCAAATGGCTGATCGTGTAGTTAGGTCTAAGCAACTTGAAGAACAAAGAATACTTCAAGCTGAAGAGGCTAAAATAAGAGCTGAAACTCCGATTATTCCACAACCTAGCGAAAAAGCTAAAGAGTGGGTTAAAAAAAATACTTGGTTTGTTGATGATAGAGTCATGGCAAATGCAGCTATAACAGTACACGAGGACCTAGTGGGTAGTGGTATTGAAGTAGAGAGCGATGAGTATTATAATCAGATAGATAAGCGTATGCGAGATATATTCCCGCATAAATTCGTTGTTGAAGAACAACGCAAACCAGTCCAAACTGTTGCTTCCGCTGGAAGAAAACAACAAGGACGAAGAACTGTGAGACTCACCAAATCACAGGTGGCTATTGCCAAAAAATTAGGGGTGCCACTAGAAGAATACGCTAAATACGTGAAGGAGGCTAATTAGTATGAGCGATAAAAATAAAAGAACTTCACGCGCGTCTGAAGAAGTAAAACAAACAAGGAATAAACCTTGGACGCCACCATCATCTCTGGATGCACCACCTGCGCCAGACGGCTTTGTCCATAGATGGATTAGAGTCGAGTCAATGGGTTTTCAAGATACTGCAAATGTATCGAAGAAAATGAGAGAAGGTTGGGTATTTGTAAAAGCTGAAGAGATTAAAAATCTAATCGGAGAACATAAT